AAGTTTCTCTTGTTTGAGTTCTCCTGCAATATATGCAATGATATTATCTCTTGATTCTTCCCAGCTTTTCTTAGCCTCAGGTTTGAACGCTAACATAGCTGGATTGATTACTGGTAGAAACTTGTCCTCGACTACACGACCTGTATACTCTGTGATAGAGTTTATCTTCGTATAATATTTTAGTGGCTCAGACCCAACAAGAATTACCCAGTCATAGTCGTCTGGATTGAAGTGTATATCAACATCTCGTTTCAATACTTTCTTTACTTGTGGGTTAGAGCATAAAACATATGAGTCGAACTCGAACTTGTTTTTAAACAGCTCGAAGAACTTGTTTCTGCTTGGTTTTGATTCTATTAGTGCTACTTTCATTTTCATAATGTATATTATATCAATTTTTTAACCTTTTGTCAAGAACTATTTTTCTTAGTACAATCGTTCTTTTAATTTTTGAACTGAAGACTCACTAAGTGCTCCAGCATCTCCTAGCTCTGGTGGTATTCTAATGTTATAATGTTTCATGCCTTCCTTCTCGCACATTTCTATGACCTTTTCTGCGGCTACTTGTCCTGCTTCGTCTGGGTCATAAAATATATCTATCTGCTCTACTCCTCTCATTTTTAGGAGTTGGAGTTTCTCAACTGTAACATTGTTTACTCCAAAGCAGCACATAGCATTTGTAAGTCCTTTGTCATGTAAGTTTATAACATCATAAATACCTTCTACTAGTATAACTCTACCTTTTATTGGAGTAGCATTATAAGGGTATAACGGAAGTTGCACTTTTGGTGGGTGAAAGATATATTTAGGTTGATCTTTAATGTGACTATTTACTTTTAGTCTACCATTGAACGCTACAATTTTTCCCATTATGTCTCTTATTGGAAATACTATTCTGTCTTTGAAAGGAGCATTTATACTTAGAAATGCTTCAAACTGTTTGTAAGTATCAGGTTTTATGTTTCTTTCGTTGCCAACGTATGGCATTATATCAGTAGGCATCTGTAGTCCTACTGTTTCTGACCTTTTTAGGTCTATTCTTTGTTTGACTTTCTCTCTTAAAATATCCATTCTATTACTTGGTTTATCAAATAATTTAAAGATATTGCCCTTGAAACCACAGGAGAAACAATTATATACTCCTGTAATTTTATCAATCCTCATACTAGGATTTGTGTCATCATGTTCAGGATTCAGACACTTTACTACAAAGTCTGCGGGCGAGACCTTGAAAGGTATTTTTTCTTCTGCTAATAATTCTTCTACTGTCATAATAATCCTTGGTGGAGCTGACTGGAGTCGAACCAGCGACCTCCTGCGTGCAAAGCAGGCGCTCTCCCAACTGAGCTACAGCCCCAATGTTTATCTATTGTCGTGCCACCAATCACTATCTTCCATATCCTCTTTAGGTGTAAACCATTTGTTTACATATGCTGCATATGCTAGATAAATAATGAAAGGGGTACTAAATCCTAAAATGTATTCTATCATCTTTTCCTTTAATGTCGTGTGGTATCATCTAACCACCACTCATCTGCATAGATTTCTTCCCAGACATCTTCATAGATTTTTCTAAAATCTTCTCTTTCAGGGATAAAAATATCTACGCCTGTTCTTTCTTGTATTTCATAAAGTCCAGCTACAAATTTAGCATAAGCTACGTCTAGTTGTCTTTCTGTGTACATGACCATTATAATTTTGCCTCTACTATTGCTTTTACTTTCTTTAAATTATACCATATACCACTAAACATTTGTAGTGTACCATCTTGCCATTCAACTACAAATCTTTTGTAGCCAAAGGGTCTTTCGGAGAATATTCGTACATCTCCATAACTTTTTTCTAATAATCTCATATTTCTTGTGCCTCTTCTTCACTTCCGCCCATTCCCATTTCTTCTCTCATGTTTTCTTTCTCTTGTGGAGTCAGCGCAGATGCTGGGCCAATCTTCAATGACTTCCAATCCACTTCACTAGAAAAACCTTTGACTTCATTGTTTCTCATTTTTGTACAATTGAAAGTCATACACCTATCTTCGGGTGACCATGTTTCCAGTGAATAAGCAGCATCTGCTGCATCTAAAATACCTTTTGCAAATCTAGCTTCTCCAGTAGAGTCTGTTTGGTAAGGGGCAAAGAACATTGTCTCATACTCTTGGGCATATGTCTTTAACTTCTTACTAATCTCTATCTGTTCTGTCCAATCATACTGACCAGAACGACTTGGTGAGTTGTGGCGACGAACTTGGTTCAAGTAGTCTACTATGACGATACCAACGTCTTGACGACTGACCCTCTTATCGAGTTCGCTTTGAATTTTTGAGAGAGTGAGGGACGGATCATAAATCACATCTAACTGTCTCTCCTTGCTAAGTTCATTCTTTACTAGTTTCCTATGAAATTCATCAAAATCTCGATTGAGTTCATACTCTTTCAATAAATCATGTCCACCCTCGAAACGACCTGCCCACCAACCAGCTACAAGATTCCATTCTTCAGTATTCATTTTCTTATCACGAATATTTGTGAATGGTACTCTCGTAGCAATGGAACACATTCTTTGCAGAATGGATCGGCTGTCCATCTCGATAGTAAAGTAAATGGCACTTCTGCCACTTTCATAAACATTAACTGCGAGATTACAGGAAGTTAAAGACTTACCTGAACCTCGTCGTCCACCAACCAACACCAAGTCTTTCGGTGAAAACTTAACTGTTGCGTCGTAATCTGTATTGAGTCCTAAAGGTAAATACTTCGATCTTTGCTCATCATCTTCAAAAAGTGTAATTGTTTGCATACTTTCTGAAGGTGGAGTCACATCTACCTTATCACTTACATTTAGAACTATTTCTTGTAGTTGTTCTATATTTTCTTCTGCACTCGCCATTGTAATTGTTTTGTCGACATACTTGTCTAACTCGTCTAGTATTTCTACTTGTGTGAACTCATTCTTGAGATAATCCAAAAGCATGTAGGCATCTACTTCTACTTCTACGGATTCAATGGCTGCGATTTTTTCTAGGACTTTCTTGTCTCTTTGTCCTGCTTTGAGTTCTTCGAGTGTTGGGAGAGATTGATAATTGTCAACGTGCTTTTCCAAGACAGCATGAATCCCTCGGAACTCTGAAGGTAAATAAATATCCTTTACTTGAGCCCAAGTATCTAGGTCTTGTTGAACTAATAATTGTTTTAGTAATGCACTCGCAATATTCATAAATCTCTCTCAAAAAAAGGGAGGGTTTGCCCCTCCCCGCTAAATATTGCTAGTTAGCCTATTTCTTTTCTAGCTGCACCATTGTAATCGGAACATTGTAGACCTCTTCTAGTCAACATTGTTTTAACTCCTCTTACAGTTTTGCCGATTTCATCAGCGATTTCTTGTACAGTCATTCCTGAAATATCAAGGTCAGCTAAAACGTCAGCTTTGCTTGAACCTTTAGTTTCTTTCTGCTTAGGAATAGCGTTGATGTCACCACTTCTAAGTAATGAAAGAGCTTTACCTCTGATTGAGTTTACAGACTTGCCTAAAGCTTCTGCAATTTCCTCAACAAAAGAACCACCGTTAACCATATCAACGAATGTTCCTTCTTCTTCAGGAGTATAAGTTCTAACAGCTTCTACTTTAGGAGCTGGTTTAACATGTTCTGTTAATTCCATAGAAAGAATTTTACCTTGAATAGACTTAGCACTGAATGCTCCGCCTTCAAAGTTTGATGCAATTTCTGCATATGTGTATGAACCAGAATTGTCTTGCACAAAATTTGCAAGTGTTGCTTCTTGTTCATCTGAGAAAGACTTAGAAGCTGAAGCAGAAGCTAGTTCTACATCAAATCCCATTTTTCTCAATTTAGAAGATACTGACCTTGTTGAAGTTTCAAGTTCGTCCGCAGCTTCAGCAACTACTGCCTGTGATACAGGGCTTTGGTCACCGATGAAGTCCACTAGTTGCTGTGTTCTTTCATCTGTCCATTTTGGTAATGCCATATTAATTTTCCTCTATTAATTGCTTTATGTTATTATAAATTTTTATACCCATCTCTTGGGCTTTATTAGTCTTTGCTGATTCTATACCACTTTCGTTTACTAGAATCGTAACGTTCTTTGTGAGTGATGCCTTTGTCTCAAATCCATACTTATGTAAAACTTTCTCAGCCGCCGATTTAGTCGGGTAGCTCTTTAGTTTACCTGTTATACAAACTACACCTTTTAAAGGAATGTAGTCGACTTCTGG